AAATTTAGCGAAGGCAACGGATGGGAAGATCGTGAATTATTTCATGGTGATTATTTTTTAGCCGATGGTACTGGGTGGTTTCATTCCAAACATTTTTCAGTCAGAATTATTTGTAGTGAAAATTCTTGTTTGACTGAAGTATTTAATCGTAATGGTAAAGCACCACTTTTTAGCAACACAACCTATTTAAAGGAGATAGCATGAATTTTCAAATTAAGGGTTTTAAATCATGGGCAACCGATGATGGTGGCGGATATCAATTCAACCTATATCTTGATGGTAAAAAATTTGCGTATGTCCACAATGATGGCAATGGTGGATGCATTGATATGAAATTTTATGATCTCAAATTTATGGGTGGGCAATACGGGTGGGATGAGTCACCCTCCGCCATTATTTGGGGCAAGTATGTCAAATCACTAGGGCAATGGAAATCCAGTTTTGGCGAGATCAATGGCACAGAATTTTTTGATCACGATACTGATACTGCAATTGGCATATTGGTGGAAGAGTACGAAATGTCTAAGCATCGCAAAAAGGGTATTTTGTTTAAGTTATTGACTGATAGCGAAAATGCATTTCGCACAATCAAAACCCATGACATGGATTTGGCAACGAAACAATTAAACAAAATGTTTGGCGAGGGTAAATACCAATTTATTTAATGTTGCCTAGTAGTGCATTCTATGAGTGCATTACTGGATCAATATTGATCATAAGTTTACAGGGAGTTAACATGGCAAAAAAGAAATTCAAAATTAGAGTCAATGCTCAATTTGATTTGGAAGTATCGGAAGAGTATTTAGCAAAATTACAAAAGTACGATTTCAAATGGGCAATTTTTGAGAATTGTTTTCGCACCAATAAAATGGAAAATGTAACTGCAAACATGGAGGTATTAGAAAATGCAATATCCAATTAATTTAAGTAAAGAAACCGAAAAATTATTTTTATGTGAATGGAATGGTGGCGAGATCATCGAAATTCATACTGTCAATTCGTTCTATCACCAATATAAAGATACCAATGTGTATGATGACAATGAGTTCATCAATATGTTTAATAAAACCATCCACAATGTATTTGATGAACTCGAAACGGGTGTGGGTGATTGGTTTGACAATATGTTTATTCAGAGGATCAAATGAAAAAATACCAAATTGAGGCATTGTTTTTTGATGGGGGGTGGGAAGTGCCTAATGAAGAGGATCTTGAATTGTTTGATACTCGTGAGGAGGCAGAGGCAGAACTTGCTGATCTCATAAAAGGCATGGCATACGCAGTTAAGAAGGGTTACATGGAGGACTACAATGCCCACGATTGGAGGGTGGCGGAAGTAGAAGTAGACTCATGAAAATGCATAGGGATACCCCGCAGCCCAAAGACCCGGGTTTACCCTGGCCTGACTTGGCCAGGGTTTATCCCTATATATTTTTGCACCAGTAGTACGACAATTAAGGTTCTTACAAGGAGAATGTTATGAAAATCAAAATGGTATTTGAAGTGGATGATAGTTATATCAAGGAGTACATCGCAAAAAATCCCAATAAGAATGTTTTGGATGTCCGCAATGAATTATCTAATTGGGGTTACTTGTCATTGGATTGCATGAATGCAATGGTAATGCGTTCAATGGAAGTCGGTGTGTGCGATTACTGGGTAGAAAAAACCAATGAGAAATCATGGGGTGAATTGTGGGGCGACAATTTCCCCACAGAAGATCAATGTCCTATGGATGTTATTGAGCATCATGCCGAGAGTTATGATTTCCCAGTAAGTGATGACATTATTAATTTTGCTAGAGCCATGTGGAACGAAGGTAACTTAACTGAGAAACTATCATGACAATACAAGAACTGATATCAGCGTTACAGGCATTTGAGTCGCCAGATAGTAAGGTGTTTGTGTGGGTGGACGGGAATCGTATGCCCGTCCATAGTGTGGATCACTTTGAGGAATGCACAGATGTCAATGCAATCCCCGAAGGCATTTCGTATTACGCTTAATTTTAAAAAAGGAAACCATCATGAAATTTAATTTAACTATTGACATAGATAATGATGCGTATCACAATCAACCAGTGCAATACCAATTGATAGATAACTTAAAAGATATCATAGCCAAGCTTGAAGAGGCTAACGACTGGGGTACTGTGCGAGATGTTAATGGTAATTTTGTAGGTAACTGGGATATTTCATTTGAGGAGAAAACTGTATGAGCAGCCTAAAAACTAAAGTTCAAGAAGTTTATTTTGATTTGTGTGATGCGATTGATGAGGGCAATTTGTATGATGTCCGCATCGATGGTTTTGATGAGTTCAAAACTGTTTTGGAATTCTTGCAAGAACAGAAAACAAAACTCGCTCAAATTGAATCCATGTTAGAGGAGGAAACTGTATGATTTTATACACCATTGATGATTTGCATTTTTCAGTCAACGATATCCATGAACAATGGGACGATGGTAAAATACATTATAAAGATGCAGAAGAATTATTAATTAAATGTTGCAAACAGTTTATTGAATCAGCAAACAAGGAGAAAACAAATNGATAAAAAACATTACACTTGCGTACACTGTATGCATGACACTTGGCACACGAATGGTAAGTGTGATAAGTGTGGCACAGTAAACAACCCATACATGGAAGAAATTGGTACGGGTGGTAACTGCGAACACTACTACCTCAGATATCCCAAATTTGGTGTGGGTGTGTTACTCAATAACGAGTACACAAAAGCACCAAAAGAAGGTGAGGATTTTGATTTAGGAATCTACTTCCTGGAATCCGATGGATCAATGGGCGATCATGTGAGTGACGATTGCTTTACTACACTCGAAGATTTTAGATTGAAAGAAATCTACAGTCGCATCGAAGGTTACCTCGAAGGCAAAGGGTACGAACAAGTGGGGCTGCACGCACCATTTAAAGGTGAAATTCATTTCCCCAAAGCAACAGATTTATATATGTGGCTCGATGAAAATGAAATTCAATGTCCCATAACAATTAAACTACACTTGGAGAAATAAAATGGCTAAAGCACAATGGAAACCAGAAACATACATCACCCCAGTAATGATTGAACGTTGGATGGGTAGTGACAACCTCGATGCCGACTCATTCCTAGAATTGTTGGCACAAATTGCCAATCGGCAATACCCCGTGGCATTGTTTCGTGATGAAGTAATTGATTACTCGGAGGAAACAGTATGACAACCGATCAAATGGTAGAGCAGTTAACCAAGAAAGAACTTGAGTTTCTTGCTGATCATCCCGAATGGATTAATGATTCAGTTAAGTTTTTTATAGATGGGGGGTACAAGCAGTACCCCGATTCAGAAATTCAATTTATGTACAACCGAGATATTGCGGAGGAAACAGTATGAACTGGGAACAACAATTTGTAGAAAGCTTTATTACTAAACTGGTAAACCCGCCAGTAAACCAAGATGCATTGATTGATTTGGTAATTCAGCAGATCAAGAAAGACCTTGATGGTGGCGATGAAACCGCCATTGCGGAACTGTTAAAATTTGTACCAACAGAAAATTTACAATCTTTTTTATCGGAGGCAGTATGATTCAGAAATTTTTAGTTAGCGATTGGAATACCCATCGTGAGTTTTTGATGGATACCAAACAAGTATTAAACTTGATCAACGAAGGTAATGGTCAGTTATATAAAGCCCGTGATCTAGAATCCGATTGGGATTTTGGAGTTACCAAGGTGTTAAACAATTACAGAATCAGGAGGGCTGCGTAATGAAAAATCGTGAATTAAATTTACATCAGATGGTCGGCCGTACTTGCCGATCAGCAAGTGAGGCATTTAGAGATGCCGACTATGCGATCACAATCTCCCGTGGCAAAACCGAATGGGAAGATGCCAAGGAGTTTTTAGGGCACATGGTATGGATTACTCCATGCCTTGGATTAGTGGTATATTTTATTTATGCTTATCTCACAAACCAATAAGGGGGTAGTATGTCAAGAATGAATGGCTATGATAAATGGCTAATGTCGGGCTACGATGATCAGCCCGACTATAACCAAGAAGAAGAAAAGGCACACTCGGATGCCATAGAATCTATGCGTACAGGGGAGCAGTATGATCCCTTTGAGGATAGTAATTGGTGCGAGGCGGTGTCCCAATTGGAACTGCCAGAGGAGATTGAGGACATCACCAAGGCAACCGAAGAACAAAAGAAAATGGTCAAGGAGTATTGGTACAAGATCGCTTTTAATTACTTTTTGGATTAGATCATGATCGCACAAATCTTAAAATATTTAGGTTTATTTATCGTGGGATACTTTGCCCTAATCGCATTTGGATTGGACAAATCTACTGTCGCACAATGGATATTGATACTTCTTGTTGCATTTCACAAATTAATACTGGATAAAATAAATGAAATTATTCGTAGCCCTAATGACAACACTCTTTAGTGTAAGTGCCCATGCGGATATGTATGCCATCGCGCCGAATCAAATCGGCGGGCATACGATCCTCTCCCAAAAACCATGCAACAGTAACCCCAAATGGAAATCAGCCTACGCATTTTCACGCACCAATTCAGTGTCGTTTGCGTGCTGGTATCTTGAGAAAAACAATGTGATTTTTGTGACAGAAAGTGGTACAATCAGATCAATGTCATTAAAGTCATTTGAGGTAATCGTTGAGAATCGCTAAGAGAACCCTATTTAATCGGCTCTACCAACCCCATCGGATTGGTAGACCAATTTTTAAGCGACTACAAAAACGTTTTAAAGTAGTGCCTGGAAAGACTATGCTTTTGCATCGGCAAACACATCGCAGTCGAAACAACGCAATTTATTCAAGATACACACTGCTAAAATTAAGAATACGATTTGGGCGGTATAAAACAAGCCCATCATTTATGGTGAAACGATGCTCCGATATTTAATATACCAAGATGGTGAATTACTCCGCAAACTGGGTTCTCGTATAGAATGTGAACCATTTTTGCGTACAGGCTGCACCCTAAAAGTTTTGCCCAAACCAAAGAATCCAACCCCGGCTCAACAGTTTCAACACGCTCATGCCATGTGTGGAGATGCCCCATTTTGAAAAACAAAAAGAATGCCCTATCTGACTACCTTAGATCCCTTTATAATATCCCCACTCTCAGTAGGGATATTGAAACCGAGTTAGCCCACAAGATTGCCAACGGGGATGAGTTAGCCCTTGAGAAACTGGTAACCCACAATCTAAGGTTCGTGGTTACTGTCATTAAATCGATGCCCCATTGGACTCACTCCTCGGTGGACATGGAGGATATGTTAGGGTTTGGGAACGAGGCATTGATCCTAGCAGCCCGAAAATGGAAACCGATGGGGCGCATTCGGTTCGCATCGTATGCCAAGAAGGTCATCATCACCGAGGTCAACCGAGCGGTGGCAAACACCAAAAATATTATTCGCCTGCCCGTCAACATCACCGAAGAGATTCGTAAAAACAAGTACGCAGAGCGGATGCTCACGCAGGAGCTCCAGCGTAGCCCCACCGATAAAGAACTGGCGAACTACTTAGGTACGACAGTCGAGCGGGTTAGTTACATCAATTCAATACTAAACAAAGAGCCGATCAGCATGGAGGCATTTAACACCGATCATTTGAAAGAAGAAGATGAATAGACAATTTTATTTAGACATGGTAGAAAACATTCCACAGAAAAACAGAAGACTAGTGATCTCAGAAAAGAATGGTGAAAAGGTTTTAGATCTAAGCGAATTCATAGTCGCTTACGGCCGTACATTAGAAAAACATTTAAGGAAGACACATGGAATTAACTCCAGAGCAGTTAAAAGCATACGATAGATTTATTAGAGCCAGGGACAAGGTCAAATTGGTGAAGACATCCCGAAACTACGCCCAAAAATATATCCCGCATCGTGACTATCTTGACAGTGTGCATATTGTTGGTTTGAATCACCCACTATTTATTGAGAACGATGATTGGATAGAATACAAAGAGGCATCCGCAGCTTGGTGGGAAATTGAGCCAGAGTTTCGCAATGTGGAACGACTCCGAGCCACCAGAGGTGACTATGGTAGTGAGGACAATTGGGAAGAAACTACTGTAGAATTAGAAACATTGGATCAGTACTTTAAGGAGCAGTAATGAAAGAAGAACAGGATTTTCAGTTTACGATCACTCATACAAAAGAAAATGATGATGGCAGTTGTGATGTTGAAATCAACATGAGTGATTATGTAAGGGAGCGATTGGTTGAAGCGGGAGTAATATCCTTATTGAAACAACACATCAATCAAGTTTATAATGATTTGCCGTGGTACAAACGACTATTCAAAAGGAGAAAAGTTGAACTATCTTAGTGTATGTAGTGGAGTTGAGGCTGCAACGGTCGCTTGGCATTCGCTGGGCTGGAATCCCGTTGCGTTTTCTGAAATCGAGCCATTCCCATCAGCGGTGTTGGCTCATCATTACCCCCATGTCCCCAATCTTGGTGACATGACTAAATATAAGGAGTGGAAATTAAATGAACCAATTGACCTTCTCGTTGGAGGAACACCATGCCAATCATTCTCAGTCGCTGGTCTCCGAAAAGGAATGGATGACCCGCGCGGTAACTTGGCACTCGTCTATCTCGGAATTGCTGACAAGTTCAAACCCAAGTGGATCGTTTGGGAAAACGTTCCAGGTGTCCTCAGTTCAAAAGGAGGACGGGACTTTGGCGCCTTCCTCGGGGCGTTGGGGGAACTCGGGTATGGGTTCGCCTACCGAGTGCTCGACGCTCAACACTTCGGAGTTCCACAGCGCCGCCGTCGAGTCTTCGTTGTTGGCTGTCTTGGAGACTGGCGAAGTGCCGCAGCGGTTCTTTTTGAGCAAGAAAGCTTGCTCGGGAATCCTAAGAAGAGCCGAAGTAAGGGGCAAGAAACTCCCGCCACTACTTCATCAGGCTTTGCAATCGACGATCGATCAGCTCACGCAGTCGCAACTAGACGAAGAAACGATCCAACCACAAACACCTTGATACCTTGCACACCAGATGGTGGCACAACAATTGGATCACTATTGGCAAGAGATTACAAAGGTGTTGGTAACCAAGATCTGCAAGATGGTCGTGGCTTGATCGTGTACGAAAACCATCCATCGGATAGTCGTGTTAAAGAGATGGGCGATGTATGCCAGACTGTGACATCGACATGGGGTACTGGGGGTGGGAACATACCATTTGTGGGTATGAACCTACCAAAAGTGGGTATGAAAGCATACACACTACAAGGTGCTGGTGCAACATCGCAAAACTCCCAAGGTATGGGATGGAACGAAGACATTTCGTTCACATTGAATAACACCGATGTACATGGTGTGGCAATTGCATTTGAACCCGGAATTGCCCAGCGCGAAGGCGGTGATAATCGTTTTGTTGAAGACAAATCGCCAACCCTTCGCAGTAACATGGGCGACAACCAAGTGGCGGCAGCCTATCGTAAAAGTCGCAGAGCACAATCCACAAACGATTACGAAACATGGGTGGACGATGGCAAAGCAAACACCATCAACACATTCGATGTGGGTGATGTGCGAACTACACACGCAATTGCAGTTGATGTGTACAACCAAGCTATCGATGGTAATGTAACTGCGACATTGACAGAAGCGTGCGGTGGTACGAACACGAGCGGACCTAAATTAATGTCAGCAAAAATATTCCAACAAAACACTAGGGATGAAGTTAGGTATGTTGGGGGTGAAGGACAAATTGCAGGTGCGTTGATGTCTGAAGCTGGCATGAAACAGCAAAATTATTTACATCAATCAATGGCAGTACGCAGACTCACACCGATTGAGTGTGAGCGGTTACAGGGCTTTCCCGATAACCACACAATGATCCCGTGGCGTAAAAAGCCAGCCGAAGACTGTCCTGATGGTCCACGCTACAAAGCGATGGGTAACAGTATGGCCGTGCCAGTAATGAACTGGATTGGCAAACGCATTCAGATGGTGCAATCATGACTTGGAATCATCGAGTGGTGAAGTTTACAGAAGATGGTGACGATTGGTATGCGGTTTGCGAAGTCTATTACAACGAAGACGGATCAATTTATGCTCACACCCAAGATGGTATTCGTGTGAGTGGTGAGAGTGTAGAAGATCTCAAAGAGACTCTAGAGCGTATGTTACGATGCCTAGATCAAGGAATTGTGGAGGCAATGAAATAATGATTTACTCAATAATGAATTTACTTGTTTTGGTAATCACCGCATTTGCGGTGATTATCTTTGCTGCCGTGTTTGGTTTCTTTTTGTTTATCATGTTTGCTTGCGTATACTTTGGGTGGATGCACATCCGCTCCATGCCCTTAGCAGAGATATGGGAAAGACTTAAACCATGAACGACAATGTCAACAACCCAAAACACTACACCTCACACCCCAGCGGCATCGATTGCATTCAAATTACCGAACACATGGGGTTTTGTTTGGGTAATGCAATTAAGTATGTTTGGCGTGCTGATCTAAAGGACGATGCCATTGAAGATTTAGAGAAGGCAATCTGGTATATAAACCGAGAAATTAAAAGACGAAAGAAATAAATGAACAATGAACCAGTAGTGTGGACTGCGTGTTTAGATTGTGGCAAAAGAGTTACAGGCGATTCTATTCATACTTGTTCACCACAAATAAAAGATTTAACAGATGAAGAAGTAAAAGAAATAGCTACGAAGCATATTCACATGACTTTAAGCGGTGAAAGATTTGGATACTTAGAATTTGCTAGAGCAATACTAAAAAAGGCACAAGAGAAATGAACGCATACGAATTAGCAGATGAATTAGAAAACTATGTTTGGATGAACCCAAATAACAATCGTGATTACTGTAAAGAAGTTAAGGATATGCTACGCCAACAAGCAGAAAAAATAAAAAATATGGAGATATGGGAAAAAAAGTATTTAGACCGAATAGCAACATTGGAAAACCAATTAGATAAATGCAGTCATCACGAGGCTATGGCACACCAAGGTGGGTATGAGATTGGATATACTGAAGGATTAAAGAAAGCGAGTGAGAAATGAATAAACCAGTAAAGACATACACTGGCAACAAACCAAATTATGTGGTAGAGGCACCGTACCAACCAGGTTACGAGGACGCCGTAGTCACGGAGCCAAAGCCAGTTTTATACGGAATCTACAAGTCAAAACCCCTTACAGATCAAGAGATTATTGGAATTAGAATGCAAACGGAAGGCGACATCATGGCGTTTGCCAGAGCAATAGAACGGAGGCATGGAATTAAATGAAAGCACGACAAGTAGAGATTTTTGATAAAGAGGGTAACCTCACTAAGATTGAGGTTACTTTGGAAAATGACGAGCACCTATTTGATGCTCTTTGGGATGCTAGGGACGAACAGACCCACGACAATCGTGTGGAGTTTCGCCAATGGGTAAACAGACAAATACGAGCGCACAGTCATGAGCCTTGCTAAAACGCCCTGTGGGGCGTTTTTTCATGGTGGGTGTGGCCTACCCTTCATAACAGTCAAAATAATGCCTGTAAAGCCCGTTTGTTGCGTATTATGGACAAAATGCTGCCTTTTCGTACAAAATGGTGCGCCGCAGTATCCATAGTATCCACAGTAATTTTGCACTTTACCCCTAGCTCGATTCTTAGTATTAAAATAAAAATAAAATAATTCAGAAATACTATGGATACTATGGATACTATGGATTTGCAGTAGGTAAACACCCTTGGAACTACTACCTATAGTGGTTTTTAGCAAAAATGGTGCGCCGCAATATGACTTTTTAGAAAATGGCTACTGTGGATACTGTGGATAATGATTACTTTTAGTTATATGCTTATTACTAAAAGATATAAAGAAAATTGAAAAAGTAGGGCAAAATTTGCATAAGTAGAAGAGCAAAGGAAAACAGATGAAACCGAAAGCATTACCAGTACTATTCCAAAACATACCCCTAAGTCTTCGCTCAGTGCCACGATGGACATTGTGGAACTATGTCCTCATTGGTGAGGGCGATACACAGCGGTGGTCAAAACTACCCGTCCAGCCATCGGGCAAGGCTGCTAGTTCAACTAACCCCGATACATGGACAGACTTTCTAAGCGTTGAGAAAGCCTACCTCACCGGGCTATTTGATGGCGTGGGCTTTGTGTTTACTGCGGACGATCACATCATTGGGGTGGACTTGGACGACTGCTACGATGATGCCGTCAACGAGTTTACCAACCAAGAATTGTGTGACATATTCAACAAAATTGAAGGCTACAAAGAGATCAGCCCGTCAGGCACGGGGGTAAAGATATTTACCATAGCGGATCTACAAGGTGCTCACGTTGATCACGACAAGGGTTTAGAGATCTACCCCAAAGGCAGATACTTTACTGTTACAGGACACAAGTTAAGTGGTGATCTACCCACCACCATGCAAGATCTTACCCACCTTATTCCAGAGCGTACAGTTCGGGCATCGGGTGATGCGTTTGCTGATTACAACCCACCGCTCGATGGTTGGGATCTCGCAAAAGTAGAATCAGAATTGTTGCCACAGTTTGATCCAAACTGCGGATACACCGATTGGTTACAGATTGGGATGTGCCTACACCACCAGTTCCAAGGCGATCTTGAGGCGTGTGAGGCATGGGATCGCTGGTCATATGGGGACGGCAGTGTCTCCAGTTATTCAAGCAACGCCTGTGAATCAAAGTGGAAGACATTTAGCAAGAAGGGTGGCGGTGCGACACTACGCACGCTGATCTTTAAACTGTCGTACAACAATAGAACCGAGGCATTGGCAAAGGGGGATGTCATTCTCTCTTTAGCACCCATGGAGAACGCTCAGACATTTCTAGACACTAAGTTTTCTTCAGAAGAGGGAATTAAGTTGGTGCATTATGTGAATGATTTCTATTCGTATCGCGGCACGCACTATGCCGAAATAGAAGACGGCACAGTTCGCTCCGAAGTGTATAAGTTCTTAGATAAGTGCAAACGCCAAGATAAGAAGGGCAACATTGTGCCGTTCTCACCTAACCCGGCAAGCGTGAGCGGCGCTATGGATGCAATCAAAGCCCTAGTGCACTTACCCAATCACGCCAACACAAGACCGCCAGTATGGCTGCAAGGGTATAGCGCCAACAGACCAGAGGCAAACAAACTGGTTAGTTTAGAAAATGGTTTGTTTCACTTGGAAGACAATGTGTTACTGCCACACTCGTTGGGTTTCTTTACACAGAACAGTTTGCCATTTCCATACGATCCAAATGCTAAGTGCCCGTTATGGGAAACCTTCTTAAATGATTTATGGGAACACGATCAAGAATCAATCGATTGTCTTCAAGAGATATTTGGTTATGTTTTATCAGGCGATACAAGCCAACAGAAATTCTTCAACATCATCGGTCCCCGTAGATCGGGTAAGGGAACAATCAACAAGGTGCTGGTTGAATTGTTAGGACAACACAATACTGTAGCACCAGAGTTAGGAGAGTTATGTGATACGTTTGGTCTCCAACCTTGGCTTGGTAAGCTCCTCGCTTCTTTTACTGATGCGAGAGCGCCTGACAGAGATCGAGGTGCTGTTGTTTCTCAGTTGTTGCGGATCGTGGGCGGTGATACGGTTACTGTCAATCGGAAAAACAAAGACTCGTGGAACGGATACCTCCCGACCAGAATCGTAATTTATTCTAACGAGGTGTTGCAATTATCAGAATCCAGTAATGCGTTGACTGGCCGTATGGTGGTGCTAAAGATGAGCAAATCATTCTATGGCAAAGAGGATACGGCACTGAGCAGCAAACTAATGAAAGAGTTGTCGGGCATTTTTAACTGGGCGATGGCTGGGTTACGCAGACGGGTTGAGCGTGGTGGTTATTTTGTACAACCCACGACAGGCAAAGAACTGCTTGAAACCATGGAAGAGATGTCTAATCCAATCGGATCATTCGTTGATCAAGTATTGGAGTACGATGCCATGAGTGAAGTAGATAAAGATCATGTATTCTTGTGCTTTAAGCGGTGGGCAGTCAAGCATGGACTAAACCCAGGCAATGATCTGTCGTTCAAGAGACGATTCCTTGCAGCCACACAAGACAAGGGAGTTACTGCATCGGCAATTCGTATCGATGGTAAAAGACAACACAAATACACTGGCGTTAGATTAACAGAGAAGGCACAAGCGTTTATTGACAAACAAACTCTATTTGATGAAGAGGAGATTTTCTAATGAGCAAAATTGAAATGATCGGCTTAACATTAATTGGCATCATATTGATTGTATTTTTGAGTGGTGGCTTTAAATGAAAAAACCACCATACTATAAGATAGAAGTACCACTATTTCCCGCTGCGGATTTAAAGTTGTGCTTTACTGAAAAAGATTTTAGGAACATTCTAAAAGACAACAACATTTTTCAAAAAGTGGTTGCGTTAGATCATGAGAATGTCGCTGAAACACATTACATCACCGATGTAAAACATCCTATGATCATTGTCATTTTGGATTTAGAACAGATGATTGATCCCAATAATGATTTCTATCTGGCATCGACTGTGTGCCACGAGTCAACCCACGCAGCTCAACGGGTGTTTGATTTAGTTGGTGAAGAAACGCCGGGGGAAGAAACCCGAGCATATTTAACCGAGTTTATTTTTAATCACATTATGGAAGGCATAAAAAACTATGTCTGTGCTGGAAAAGGAAATCGAGGCGTATCTGACAAAGTCAATCAAAAAATCATCGGGGCTTTGTTACAAATGGTTGAGTTCAATAACGGGGGTGCCAGATCGAATCGTGATCTTAAACCAAAAGATATTTCTAGTAGAACTAAAGACAGCGGAGGGGAAACTAAGCCCAAGACAGATACTGATATTTGATGAATTAGGTGAGGCTGGATTTCCAGTTCACATATTACGATCAAAAGAGGATATCGATGACTTCATCAAAAATATTAAAGAATAGAAGAAATGTTGAGGCATATGTTAAAACAAAGCGTGGTCATGTTGGTAAGTTATTAGCAAACGCAAAGGTAAGAGCCAAAAAGAAAAAATTAGATTTTGATTTGGATTTAGATTATTTGGAATCAATTACCACAAACGAATGCCCTATCTTTAAAACAAAATTTGTTTGGGGAAGATATAACGGAAGAAA